CGTAACATAGGTATACCTGTCCAGAACTTTACTCCAAGCAAAGGGAATGATAAAGTAGCTAGAGTAAATGCAAGTGCACCTTTATTTGAGTCGGGAATGGTTTGGGCACCTGATACTAAGTGGGCGAATGAAGTCATAGAAGAATGTGCTATGTTCCCTGCTGGTGATCACGATGATTTAGTCGACTCAACAACACAAGCATTATTACGTTTTAGGCAAGGTGGTTTTGTAAAACTACCTAGTGACTATGAAGACGAAGAGCTATATCCCAAACGAAAAATAAGTTATTATTAACGCATGGCAATAGAAAGACAAAAATTCCAAGAGGGTGGCTTACCTGAAGAAGTACAAGATCAAATTGAGGAGACTCTAGAAGTAGAGCTACCTGAGGAGATGAATATACAAGGGGAGCAGACTTCAGCTTTTGAAGTTGACCCTGCAGGTAACTTAGTGCCTTTATTTGAACAAGAAGAAATAATTATAACTGAGCATCAAGTTAATTTAGCTGAAGTTATAGATAATGATTCATTAGGTAGTTTATCAAGCGAACTTTTAGATGCGTATGAGTCTGATAAAGATTCACGTAAAGATTGGCTTGATGTATTTACTAAAGGTTTAGATCTACTAGGTATAAAAACTGAGGAACGTGAAGAGCCTTTTCCAGGAGCAACAGGTGTACATCATCCACTATTAAGTGAAGCGGTAACACAGTTTCAGGCTCAAGCCTATAAAGAACTACTGCCCAGTGGAGGTCCTGTAAAAACACGTATCATGGGTAATGAAAGCCCAGAAGTAAACGCACAAAGTCAACGTGTAAAAGAATTTATGAACTATCAAATCACTGAGGTCATGCAAGAGTACGACCCAGAGATGGATAGTTTACTGTTTTATCTACCTTTAGCTGGTTCTGCATTTAAAAAGATTTATTATGACAACCTTTTAGGTAGAGCTACCAGTAGATTAGTTAAAGCAGAAGACTTAGTAGTCTCGTACGAAACTACAGATTTAGAAACTAGCCCTAGATTTACTCATGTTATTAGTATGACTGGTAATGATTTAAAGAAATTACAGATGAACGGTACGTATAGAGACGTACAAATAGGTGAAGCTAGTGTAGATTTAGAATACAGTGAGGCTAAAGAGAAGATTGATGAGCTTCAAGGCATACAACCACCTTTAGCAGACTATACTGAGTACTCAGTTTTAGAGTTTCACGTCAATTTAGAGCTACCCGACATAGATAATTATGGTTTTGCGGTGCCTTATATAGTAACGATCCTTGAAGATAGTGGTGAAATACTATCTATAAGACGTAACTGGGAGCAAACTGACGAATTATTCCGTAAAAAAGAGTATTTTGTACACTATAAGTTCCTTCCAGGACTAGGTTTTTACGGTTTTGGGCTAATTCACATGATTGGAGGGCTTACTAAGTCCGCTACATCCGTTTTACGTCAATTAATTGACGCTGGTACACTCTCAAATCTACCTGCAGGGTTTAAAGCACGTGGTATGAGAGTCCAAGGTGAGGATGAACCACTACGTCCAGGAGAATTTAGGGATGTTGACGTGCCAGGAGGCACAATCCGTGATGCATTAATGCCTTTACCTTATAAAGAGCCTAGTAATGTACTGGCTCAGCTATTAGGAGTCATTATTGACTCAGGTAGAAGGTTTGCCAGCATAGCAGACATGCAAGTAGGTGATATAGGTAGTCAACAACTGCCTGTAGGTACTACTGTAGCCATGTTAGAGCGTGGTACTAAGGTTATGTCCGCTATACATAAACGTTTACACTTTGCTCAAAGGAAAGAGTTTAGGTTATTAGCTAATATTTTTAGTAAAAGTTTACCCCCTATATACCCATACGATGTTCCAGGAGCAACACGTGAAATAAAAATAACTGACTTTGATGAAAAAGTAGATATTCTACCAGTTAGTGACCCTAACATATTTAGTATGGCACAAAGAGTGATGTTAGCTCAACAAGAATTACAGATGGCACAGGCAGCACCGCAGATACATGATTTACGTGAAGCCTATAAGCGTATGTACGAAGCTCTTGAAGTTAAAAACATTGACGCTATACTCCCTCCTGTACAAGAGATACCGCCTCGTGACCCAATCAGTGAACAACAAGCAGCCATGACAGGGCAACCTATTAAGGCTTTTGAGTTCCAAAATCACGATGCATACATTGCTGCGCATAGTGCTTTCTTACAGAATCCTATGGTAGCACAAAATCAAACAGCACAACTAGCTGTAGGTGCCAACATACAAGAGCACCAAGCTATGTTATATAAACAACAAATAGAACAAGTATTAGGGCAACAACTACCAGAACTAGGTAATAACATTCCTCCTCAAGTGATGAATGAGTTAGCTCTACTTGCAGCTCAAGCTACACAGGTAGTAACTGGTCAGGCACAAGCAATGGCACAAGCTATGGCTCAAGCTCAAACTAATCCTATTGTTGAACTAAAACAACAAGAATTAGCACAAAAAGCACAGACTGACCTATTAAAATCTCAAGTAGATTTAGCTAAAATAGAATCTAATGAAGCTATCGCAGAAATGAAGATAGCTCAAGACAGAGAGGAAACTCTGTTAAAAGAACAGGAAAACATACGTAAAACTTATGCTGATATCCTAAAAGAAATTAGGCAATCAGATACAATTAATAAAGGAGTTTAAAATGCCTAGAGCAAAAAACAGAGGTAAAGCTAGTTCGTCTTTCGTAGCTGGTAATGCCAACCGTAGACGTATTGACGCTGAATCAGTTACTGGTAAAGCTAAGAAACGTGGCGGTGGTGGTGCTATGGACGAAATGAAAAGAGTTGCTATGAAACGTGGCGGAGCTGGTAAAAAGAAGAAAAAGAAAAAAGCTATGAAGCGAGGTTAACATGAAAGAAGTAAAAGTAAAAGGTCCTAATAGAATTGACTTATCAAAACCAGTACGAGTAAAAGATGTTTTATTCAAAAACGTATTTGGTCAGGGTAAAGTTAAAACTCAAGGGACAGGTGCCGCAACACAAGGTACACAACACAACGCAAGTTGGAGCGGGAAAGAGTAATGCCTTTTGAAGACTATTCCCCAAAACAAAAAAAGTTAGCTGCAGTCGAGCCTCCACGCAACAAGATCACTGGTGCAGATTTAAAATCACTGGGTTCAGGCAAAAAGAAAATGATGCATGGTGGTGGTTCTGATAGTGTGGTGTGTAAAGGTCAAGGTAAAGTTAGTAGAAAGAAGGTTACTAAATTATCTTAAATCAGTTATAATTTTTACATGGCTGAATATAGAGGCAAAAAAGTTAAACTAAATACTCCCAGAGCCATACCTAAAGGGAGTACTGGATATGGTAAAAAACGTAAAGAAGTTTTTGTTAAAGACCCTAAAACAGGCAGAGTTAAACGAATCACTTTTGGTGACAAAAAACTAGGTATGCACAAAGAGAATAAGAAGCGTAAAAAATCCTATTGTGCACGGAGTAAAGGTTTAGGAAGTGATAGAACTAAAGCTAATTACTGGGCACGAAGGGATTGGGGATGCTGATAGATAAATTAAAGAAGCAGATAGCAGAAAGAAAAGAACAACTCATACAAACTCTAGCGAGTGGTAGTATTCAAAACTATGAAGACTATCAAAAAGTCGTAGGCGAAATATCAGGTCTGTCGTTTACGGAGTTTTTAATTAGCGACCTGCATAAGGATATAGAAGATGACTAAAGAAGTGAAGGCTTTTGGTACAGGTGGCGAGCCTATACCATCCACAGTTGACCGTTTTGAAAACAAAGAACCAGAAGTTGTACAAGAAAAGGAAGACTTAAAATTTACCCCTGACTCTGTTCAAGATGACGCTAGTCTAAAAGAACAACTCCCTACCCCCACAGGCTACAGACTATTAGTTCTACCTTTCAGTAGAAAGCAAAAAACTAAAGGTGGTTTATATTTAGCTAATGAAACATTAGAGAAAGAACGTATAGCCACTAATGTAGGATACGTAGTATCACTTGGTCCAGACGCATACGCTGATAAGGATAGATATCCTGGAGGTGCATGGTGTCAAGAAGGTGACTGGGTGATATTCGGCAGGTACGCAGGAGCACGAATCAAAATTGAGGGTGGCGACTTGCGATTATTAAACGATGATGATGTATTAGCAGTTATTACGGATCCCGAAGACGTAGTAGCAGGTTAATATAAATCACGCAACTAAAGGAGCAAAACATGGCAGAAGAAGCCTTGCAACAAGAAGAAGAGTTGACGGAAGTAGAACTTCCAGAAACTGAAGAGGATCAAGAGGAAGAAGTTGTAGAAGACGATCAACCTCAAGAAGAATCTAAACCAGAAGAAGATAAAAAAGAATCTGATGAGATAGAAGATTACAGCGAGGGTGTTAAAAAACGTATCGCTAAACTTACTTATAAGATTCGGGAAGCTGAAAGACGTGAACAGGCAGCAGTAGATTATGCTAAGTCTGTTCAAGACGAACTTAATAAAACTAAAAATAAACTTTCAAAAACTGATCAAAACCTATATGATGAGTATAAAGGCAGAGTTGGATCTGAACTTCAGTACGCTCAAGACCGTTATAAAAAGGCATATGAAAGTGGCGATACAGACGCCATGCTCGAAGCTCAAAAAGATATTGCTAAATTAGCAGTAGAAGAGGAAAGCCTTAAAAGAGTCAAAGCGAAGGAAGAACCTGAAGTAGAAGAAGCTACTGTTGATGTTGAAAAAGAGATACAATCTCAAATACAACCTCAACAACAGCCTCAAGCACAGGTAGATCCTAAAGCTCAGGAATGGGCTAAAAAGAACGATTGGTTCGGCTCTGACGTAGCTATGACTACTAGTGCCTTTGCTTTTCATAGGCAGTTAGTAGAACAGGAAGGTTACGATCCTACTTCTGATGATTATTATACAGAAGTGGATAAAAGAATGGCTGAGGCTTTTCCTCATAAATTAGGAAAAACTCAACAGAACACTGTGAACGAGGTTGTAGCTGGTTCAAGTAGAGGGTCTACTACAGCAAGAACACGTTCACGTAGAAAAGTACAACTCACACCGAGTCAAGTAGCAATAGCAAAAAGATTAGGTGTGCCACTAGAAGAATATGCTAAGCATATTAAGGAGTAAAAATGGTAGAAGATAAAAATACTACTAAAACAGATCGAAGCTCCAGATCTGCAGAAAGTCGAGAGAAAACAGCTCGTAGAAAACCATGGAGTCCACCGTCATTACTTGACGCACCTACCCCACCAGAGGGCTATGTATACAGATGGATACGTGAGTCAATGGTTGGGCAACAAGATCAGGCGAATATGTCAAAACGTATTCGGGAAGGTTGGGAGCCAGTTATGGCTAAAGACCATCCAGATTTTGAAGCACCATCTATTGATGAGGGTAAACATGCTGGTGTCATAGGAGTTGGTGGCTTAATCCTCGCAAAGATGCCTACCGAGACGGTTGCAGAAAGAAGGCAATATTATGCCCAACTTGCTAACGACCAGATGGATGCAGTGGACCACAATCTTATGCGAGAGAGTAATCCTATTATGCCTATTGATCAACCCAATAGGTCTACTAAGGTTACTTTTGGAAGTGGAGGTTCTAAAGGCTAGTTCTTTAGAACTATAATTTGAACTTATATTAACATAAAAGGTGATATAAATGGCTAATGTAAATGATCCTAATGGATTTACACCAGCATACCACATAAGTGGGGGCACAATTAGACCATCCGAGTTCGCAATCCAAAGTGGAGCTACAGGTGATATTTTTTCAGGCGATGTAGTGAAACTTGCTAGTGGTTACGTTCTTCAGGCTGGTGCTACCGATGCACCACTAGGTGTGTTCCAAGGTGTACAATACACAGCGACAGATGGTACACCTGTATGGTCAAGAAAATGGCCAAGTGCTACCACAACTCTAGGTTCTGCAGATGCTAAAGCATATGTATATGCTGATCCTGACATTGTATATGAGGCGCAGTACACTGGTACTCCTACTCAAGCAGATGTCGGTAAAGTACATACTATCTCTACAACTGCAGGTGATACTAACAACAACCGTTCGAAAGAAGGTGTGACTACTACAACAGCTAGTGGTATTGCTAAACAAGTTGGCTTCGTCGACAGACCTGACAACTCTATTGGGCAATATGCTAGAGGTTACTTCATATTCCCAGCTTCTACTTTCGGTAACGACTAAAAGGTGATATAAATGGCAATTAATAGAGCTCAATTAGTAAAAGAACTCGAACCAGGACTGAACGCACTTTTTGGTTTAGAGTACGATCGTTATGAAAACGAACATGCTGAAATTTTTGATACTGAAAATTCTGACAGAGCTTTCGAAGAGGAAGTAATGTTGGCTGGCTTCGCACAAGCTCCAGTTAAAGGAGAAGGTGCTGCAGTTAGTTATGATACAGCTCAAGAAACTTTCACATCTCGTTACACCCATGAAACTGTAGCTTTAGCTTTCTCATTGACAGAAGAAGCAATCGAAGATAACCTCTACGATAGCCTATCTTCTAGATATACTAGAGCTTTAGCACGTTCAATGGCTAACACAAAGCAGGTCAAGGCTGCAAACGTATTAAACAACGGATTTAATTCCAACTTCCCAGGTGGAGACGGAAAAGAGTTGTTTGCTACAGACCACCCAACCTTAACTGGTGGGGATCAGTCAAATGAGCCTTCAACTGCTGCGGACTTGAATGAAACTTCATTGGAGAATGCTCTGATTGATATTTCTCAGTTTAAAGACGAAAGAGGTATTAAGATCAATGTTCAAGCTAGAAAATTGATTGTACCACCTCAACTTCAGTTTGTAGCTGAGAGAGTACTTCAGTCTCCAGGAAGAGTATCAACTTCTGATAATGATATCAACGCAATGAAAAACATGGGTATGTTCCCAGAAGGTTACGTTGTCAACCATTATCTAACAGATACTGATGCATTCTTCATCAAGACTGACGCTCCTAACGGTATGAAACACTTCGTAAGATCACCAATGTCAACTGGCATGGAAGGTGACTTCGAGACAGGAAACGTAAGATACAAAGCTAGAGAAAGATATTCTTTCGGCTTTAGTGACTGGCGTGGAATGTATGGTTCACCAGGAGCCTAATCCTTTCGGGGTGGGATACTAGGTTGTATCCTTTAAGGGGAACTTAATAGTTCCCCTTTCTTTTTTAACATTCCTACTTTACAATAAACTAAACCGAGATTAATTGTTGTTTCAACTGGCTCGGCAGACTATCTCCATAGATGAGACAACGTATTTAGTTAGGAGAAAATAATGGCTAAATCAACTTTTTCAGGACCAGTTAAATCTTTATCTGGTTTTATTTCTGCAGGTAACACTGCGGTAGTTAGCTTAACAGCTGACACTTCAATAACAGTAGATGCTCATGCAGGTAAAATACTTTTATGTAATGACGCTGATGGTAAATTTACTTTGCCTTCAATCGTTACTACTGAGCCTAGTGACCCTACAGACCCAAACCAACTTAATAACTTAGGTGCTTCATTCACTTTTGTGATTGTAACTGCAGCCACTGACCTTGATATTAAAACAGACGGTACAGATAAGTTTGTAGGTGGTTTATATACTGGTGTAAGTGATGCAACTGGTAAAACTTTTATCTCAGGTGCATCCAATGATGTTATTACACTCAACGGTTCAACCAAGGGCGGATTAGCAGGAAGTATTATTAAAGTACACGCTATAGCTAGTGCTAAATATGCTGTAGAAGGAATCACTCTTGGTTCTGGTACTTTGGTTACTCCTTTTGCTGACGCGTAATTTAGGAGAATAACATGGCTGACGCAGTAACTTCAACAACCATTTTAGATGGCGATAAGGATTTTATAGTTCAGCTAACTAACGTTAGTGACGGTACTGGTGAAAGTGCCGTCGCTAAAGTAGATGTAAGTTCACTAGCTACTAGAAAAAGTGATGGAGCAGCATGTACAGGAGTTAAACTTACTAAAGTTTATTATTCTATTTTAGGTTTTACTAAAATAGGTTTATTCTGGGATGCTACAAGTAACACACTTTGTATGGAGCTTAACCCTAGTGCTGACGGTATTTTAGATTTTTCACCTTTTGGTGGACTACAAAGTACTGCTGGTTCTGGTAAAACAGGTGACATAGTGCTTACAACTACTGGTCATAGTTCAGGTGATACATACCTTATAGTCTTACATTGTATAAAGGATTATGAGTAATGGCGACTTCTGGAACTAAGACGTTTGCGTTAGATATAGCAGAAACTATAGAAGAGGCATACGAACTAGCAGGACTAGAACAACGTACTGGGTACGATGCTAGGACTGCTAGACGTTCTATGAACATCATGTTTGCAGACTGGGCTAATAGAGGTGTCAATCTGTGGACTATAGAACAAGTAACTACTGATTTAACTAAAGGCACAGCTAGTTATACCATGAACGGTTATGATATAGATATATTATCAGCTGTCATAAGAGATACAAGCAAAAGCCCAGTATTAGATATTGAAATAGATAGGATAGGTAGACAAGAATATTTAAACATACCTACTAAAACTACAGAGGCAAGACCTACGCAGTTTTTTGTTGATAGACAAATAACTCCTGTAGTAAAGCTGTGGCCAACACCTGACACTAGCAACTATAAACTAGTATCTTACAGAATACAAAGGATAGACGATGTATTGACTTCAGCAGAAGATCCAGAAGTACCATCAAGATTTATGCCTTGTATGGTAAGTGGGTTGGCTTATTACATAGCTTTGAAAAAGAATCCTCAAAAAGCAGGATTATTAAAACAACAATACGAACAAGATTTTAAATTAGCTGCAGATGAAGATAGAAATAGAGCATCGTTGATGCTTACTCCTTCACGCAGATTTTATTAATGGCTTACGCACACGGTAAATACTCGAGAGCAATATGTGATAGGTGTGGCTTTGATTACCCCTATCTCGATTTACGTAAAGAGTGGACAGGTTTTAAAGTTTGCGGTGAGTGTTATGAACCTAAACATCCACAATTAGAACCTACTCACAACGTAAGTGATCCCGAGGCTTTGTATCAACCAAGACCAACTGTCTCTGCTCCTGTAGGACAACAAGGTTTTGTAAGAGTTTCTAACCCTAAAGATAGTAATGGAGTAAGTTCCCCTATCATGTGGGCACAAAATAGTGATACAATAGGTTCTATGTATTTAGTAGATAAAGCAAGTGCAAGTTTAGGCACAGTAACGGTGACAGTATGAGTTGGACTTTAGCTACCTTAAAATCAGCAGTACAAGACTATCTTGAAAGTACAGAGTCTACTTTTGTTTCTAATTTAGATAACATAATAGAAGCTACTGAAGAGCGTATTTTAAAAAACGTACAATTAGATGAGTTTAGAAAAAATGTTACAGGTAACGTAACTGCGTCTAATACCTACTTGACTATGCCCTCTGACTTTTTAGCACCGTTTAGTTTAGCAGTAATAGACAGCAATAGTAAGTATCATTTTTTATTACTAAAACAAGTTTCTTTCATTAGGGATTTTACCCCTAATGCATCCACTACTGGATTACCAAAGTATTTTGCAGAGTTCAACGAGAGCTCTTTTATTCTCGCACCTACACCAGATTCCGCTTACAATATGGAACTGCACTACTATTATAGACCAGCATCACTAACCACAACATCAGGAAGCTCAACCACATGGTTGTCCGAAAATGCTCCTAACGCTATGCTTTATGGAAGTCTAGTAGAAGGTAGCATGTATCTCAAGAATTACGAAACATTACCAGTTTATGAATCTAAGTTTCAGGAGGCTTTACTAGGATTGAAAAATCTAGGTGAGGCTAAATCAACTAGAGACCAATATAGGTACGACGAGATACGGAGAGAACCACAAGCATGAGAATAAAAGAACTCGAGGGCAAGGATATTGCCATAGTTGCTATGGGCGAGAGTCAGCTAGACTTTCACCTTAGTTTAGTACATTCAAAAACATACGATGAAGTATGGGGCATAAACTGTATGGGTGCTATCACTAAATGTGATAGAGTGTTTATGTTAGACCCTGTAAGTAGATTTATGGATACTGATGACGCTGGCACACAAACAGATGTTATGAGGAGATGGCTACCAGTAGCTGATTGCCCTATCTATACCTGTGAGTTAGATGAAAGGTGTCCCTCAGCAGTTTTATACCCTCTTGAAGAGGTAGTGCAGTACGCTAACTGTGCATATTTAAACAATACTGTACCTTTTTCTTTTGCTTTTGCTCTTTACAATAAAGTAAGAAGTATAAATTTATTTGGTATTGATTTTACTTATAAAGGTAATTTACACTTTGCTGAGGCAGGCAGGTCATGTTGTGAGTATTGGTTAGCCAAGTGTGTAGAAAATGGTATGCTAGTAAAAGTAGGTGCACGGTCAGGTCTACTTGATACTGATGTGCCTTTAGAAGAAAGGCTGTATGGTTATCACAGACTTGACGATCCTGATATATTAGTGGTGGACGATACTGAAAAATATCATCAAATAAAGCTATCTAAGTACAATGCTATGGTAAGAGAGGAACAACTTAAAAATATCACGGAGGTGCGTACAGTTATGGATGGTCCTCCAGAGGCTAAGAGGTATTAAAATGCTTGATGATTTAGGTACAACCGATTTAGGGCTTATCACAGTACAAGCTGAGGAAAATAGAGGACATCCTGCTGAGTGGTGGGCAGAAAGACTTACTGAAAGAATAGTGGGTATTAGTGACACTGCAGCACCACATATAAGACAACAAGCAGAGGCTTTTAAGGTAGCTATTTACAACACAATACTTTATCATATTAAACAGGCGATCAATAGTGAGCGATGCACAATGGCTAACTTACTTAAATCGCAAGGACATGAAAATTTAGCTAAAATTTTAAAGGAGCTTTAAATGGCAATTACATCAACACTTACAACAAGTTTTAAGAAGCAACTACTTGAAGCGGTACATAACTTCAAAGCTAGTGGTGGTAACACTTTTAAACTAGCCTTGTATACTTCATCAGCAACTTTAGGTGCGACTACTACAGCTTTCACCACAACAGGTCAAGCAAGTGGTACTAACTATACTTCTGGTGGAGCTAATTTAACTAATGTTAATCCTACTTCAAGTGGTACAACTGCTTTTACAGACTTTAATGACCTGACTTTTGGTACAGCTACTATTACCGCAAGAGGTTGTATGATTTACAACTCTTCAGCAACTAATGCATCAGTAGCAACCATTGACTTTGGTGGAGATAAAACTTCAACAGCAGGTGATTTTACAGTCGTATTCCCAGCAGCAGCAGCATCGACAGCTATTATTAGAATAGCTTAATAGGAGCCTGTTATGGCAGGTTGGGGAAGAAGCACTTGGGGCAACGGTCCTTGGGGGCAACCAGCAGCAACACTTGTAGATGTCACAGGACTACAGGCGACTAGTGCGTTAGGCACTAGTACAGTTGATGCTGAAGCTAATGTAGTTCCTAGCGGACAAGCTGGAACATCAGCTCTAGGTGGTGTAGGTGTCAATGGTAAAGCAGTTGTTGCTTTACCTACTTTAGTTTCTAGTGTAGGCACTCCTACAGTATTAACCGATGCTGAAGCTAACGTTACAGTATCTGGTCTATCCGCAACTGCAAGCACAACTGATCCTACCGCACATAGTTATGTAGTAGCTGACGCTAATGTAACTCCTACAGGTCAATCTTCTACTTCTGCTTTAGGTGGAGTAGGGGTAAACGGTAAAGCAGTAGTTGCTCTACCAACTTTAGTGTCTTCTTTAGGCACTCCTACAGTAACAACTGACGCAGAAGCTAATGTAACTCCAACAGGACAAGTAGGTACTTCCGCTCTAGGCACTGTAAGTATAGATGCTGAAGCGAATATAACTTTAACAGGTCTTAGCGGAACCTCTGCACTTGGTAGTGCTACTACTGACGCAGAAGCTAACGTATCTGTAAGCGGACTAGCTTCAACCTCTGCACTAGGCACTGCCACAACTATAGCTAAAGCAAATGTAACTCCTGCAGGACAAGTAGGTACATCTGCTTTAGGTGGCGTTGGTGTTAATGGACAGGCGGTAGTTGCCCTACCTTCTTTAATTTCAAGTTTAGGTACAGTCACAGTAAGTGTTGATGCTGAAGCTAATGTTACTCCTACAGGTCAAGTCGGTACATCAGCTTTAGGGACTGTTACCCTAAGATGTGATAACAACATAACAGTCACAGGTTTTGCTGCAACAAGTGCTTTAGGCACTGTTAGCACTATCGGTAAAGCTAACGTTACTCCTACAGGACAAGTAGGTACAACTGGCACCCCAGCAGTATTAGTTTGGGGCGAAATAGATACTAGCCAGACTCCTAGTTGGTCTGGTGTAAGTAACAGCCAAACTCCTAATTGGGATGAAATAGCTGCATAAAATGATTAATAAATCATGATTTTTGATATATCATATAACTACAGGATTTAAATATGGCAACTTACGTAAATAATTTAAGACTCAAAGAGATCGCTACAGGTGATGAGTCAGGTACTTGGGGGGATAGCACTAATACTAATTTAGAGCTTATCGGAGAGGCTTTAGGTGTAGGAACTGAAGCTATTACTACTAATGCTAATACGCACGACACTGTAGTAGCAGACGGTGCCGCAGATGCTGGTCGAGCTTTTTACCTTAAATACACAGGTACATTAGATTCAGCTTGTACTATCACGATTAGTCCTAACACTATGAAGCGTGTACAAATTATAGAAAACGCTACTAGTGGTTCTCAAAATATTATTATTTCTCAAGGCTCTGGTTCTAACGTAACGATCGCTCCAGGAAAAGTAGCAGTCGTACAACTAGACGGAGCAGGTTCAGGTGCAGCAGTAACAGACGCACTTACTGATCTACAAGTAACTGACACACTGTCAATCAACGGTACTACCCTAACTGTAGGTGACGGTACAGCAGAAGACACAAAGTTAGTATTTGATGGTAATGCACAAGACTTTTATGTAGGTCTTGATGACTCGGCTGATGATTTAGTTATCGGTCTAGGATCAACAGTAGGTACAACACCTGCTATGTCTGTAGATGAAAACCAACTTGCAACGTTCCACGCAGGAGTAACTTTAACAGGAACTACTCCAACTCTTACTATAGGAGACGCTGGAGCAGAAGACACTAAAATAGTTTTTGATGGCAACGCACAGGATTTTTATGTTGGTTTAGACGACAGTGCTGATGACTTAGTTATCGGTGTTGGATCAACCGTAGGGACGAATCCAGCTATAGTGGTTAATGAAAGTCAACAAGTGGGTATAGGAGTAGCTCCAACACACGCATTTAATTTACAAACCACAGGATCAGGAGAGGCAAGATTCCGTTCATCTGATAATGATATGTCACTTCAAATTAGTTCAGACGCAGATGAAACTCACGATTCTACTCTTGAATTTACATCAGGAACAAGTGGTAGAGGTCGAATCGTTTACGATCACAACACTACAGCAGCAAGTCAAAAGATGAACTTTGTAGTTGGAGATGTTGCTACAACAGCCATGACTATAACAGGTGATGGTCATGTGGGTGTGGGAACAAGCACCACGAATAAAATATTTAATGTATCTGACCCAGACCAAGGTGGTGAAACTATAAAATTATCTTTTGAGGCTTTTAGTAGTGACGATAAATTCGCTATATACTCATACGACAGAACCAATGGTCACTATACTAATTTGTCTTTGGGTCAAAACGCAATTTATATACAAGGCTCTAATACAGCCGTAGGAATAGGAACCACAAGTCCTAATGCAACAAAACTTCATGTAGGCGATACAGCACACAACGACATGATATCAGGTACACAGCTTTTAGTTTCTGGTACAAGTGCTGGTGCTATAGCTATAGGCATGGTTAATGGTAATGGTACAGGTGTACTAAATATCGTTATGGGTACTACCTCTGATGGTAACAAAGGTGAAATAGCTTATAACCTTAATAGCGACTATATGCAGTTTAATACAGGTGGCACGGAAAGATTCCGTGTTGATAGCAATGGTCGTTTAAATTTAGGTGCAGTAGCTCACTCTGCTGATATCAACCAAGCGATACTTAATGCTTTCATTAATAGTAGCACAATACCAGTTTGTAGATTCGCACAAGGTAGCACTACAACCACTGTACCTGTTATTAGATGTAGGCACGAAAACTCATCAAATGGTTTTTATATAGACTTTAGAACAGATGAAAATGCAGTAACAGGAACAATTAAAGATGTAAGTGGAACTATGACTTATGCTTCTGCTTCTGACTCAAGATTAAAAAATAATGTTGAAACTATACCTGAAGGCTTGACTGAAGTTCTGGCTATGAATCCTGTAAAATTTACTTGGGATGAGAAAAAAGGTGGTAATGAATCAAGAGGTTTTTTAGCACAAGAATTAAATAATCAATATCCTTGGGCAGTACAATCAGGTGGCGATGATCCACATACAGACCCTTGGCAGGCTGATTATGGTAAACTTACACCTGTATTAGTAAAAGCAGTGCAAGAGCTTAAAGCAGAATTAGATGCAGCAAAAGCACGTATCACTGAGTTGGAGAACGCATAATGGCAGTCACATATACTTGGGATGTAAATACCGTAAACACTTATATCAGTTACACTGATCAACAAGATCCCCCTAACACTAGAAGTGATGTAATTTTTAATGTGCATTGGGTTCTCAAAGGTGTAGACGGTTCTTATGAAAGCACTGTTTATGGTGCAATTGATTTAGATACGACAGACTTATCTAGCTTTACAGATTTTGATTCTGTCACTGCATCAGAAGTTCAAGACTGGGTTGAATCAACTATGGGTAGTGACAAAGTTACATATTTTAAAGGTAAAGTTGAAGAAAATATAACTGAACAAAAAACACCAACAAGAGAGCTTAGAGAACTAGGAGAATAGTATGGCGATAAATTATACATGGGATGTTAATACGGTAGAAACTTATCCTTCTCATGGCGGTCAAGTTGATGTAATTCATACAGTTCATTGGAGATTAGTTGGCGAAGATGACGTCAATAATGATGAAAATGGTAATCCACAATTATGTGGTCTTACTGGAGTTGTTAACTTAGATGTATCAGATTTATCTAGCTTTACAGCTTTCAACTCTGTTAATGCATCTGCTGTTCAAGGGTGGGTAGAATCAGTTTTGGGTAGCGAAGAAGTTGCAAGGTTAAAATCAATTATTGATGAACAACTTACAGAAAGAGTAACTCCAACATCAGAAACTAAAATTATAGGAGCATAGTATGACTAAAGAAAACGTAATAATGATAGATAATAAAGAGGTTAAAGTAAGTGAGCTTACTGAAGACCAACAATATTATTATCAACAATTACTTGACTTAAAAAATAAACAGATGAAACTTAAATTTGATATAGATCAAGTTAATGCTTCTTATACTGTTTTTGAAAATGCTTTGACACAGTCTTACAGAAACCCAGAAGTAGAAACTGAAACTAAAACTTTAAATCAAGAGGTAAACTAACATGGAATGGTTAGCTTTAATATTAGTATTAATAGTAGCAAGTGTTCTTGTACATAAATACAAACCTGAATGGATAGATAAAGTTAAGTCTTTACTACCTAAAAAGTGAATGAAATACTTCAAGCTATTGAAACTATTGGCATACCAGCAGCAGGTGCGGTAGGTCTAGGTTACTTAGTTTGGACACTTTTTAAATCGCTAATAGCAGATATACACAAAAAACTAGACACGCAACACGGTATGATTGTTGCACTTATAGATCGCATACGTCAGATGGATAATGATATGATTCGTATCGACACTATGGTAAGGGCAGTATTAAAAGTACCGCCCGATACAGATAGGATAGCAAGATCCGACGGTAAAAAAGACACACGTAAGGATTAACTTTTTTCAAGTATTAATATATCATTAGCATATGGCTAGTAAACCAAGAAAAACAACTGCAGATGTGGCTCACGACCTAGCTAAACACGAGGTGCAGTGTGCGGAAAGATGGAAAACTGCTTTCAATCGTTTCGACTCTATAGAAGAAAGTGTTCAAGAAATTAATAACTCATTAAAAAACTTTATTATAGGAATGGTTGGCTTACTGGCAACTGCCCTAGTTTCATTATTTGTGACTGTTATCACTATAGTTTAGTTATGGCTTACAACTCGAACGAGAGACTTTCTCCTCATTTTAAACTAAGAGAACTTGAACGTTCCCAGATAGCGGAACGTTATGGAATAGATAATACAGTAAAAGATGAAACGGTCTATAAAAATCTACAACTACTTTGCGAAAATGTCCTTGAGCCAGTACGTAGTTATTATGGCGTCCCTTTTTCACCTAACTCTGGTTATCGTTGCCTTGACCTTAATAGGCGACTTGGCTCGTCCGACAACAGCCAGCATGTACACGGTCAGGCAGCAGATATTGAACTCCCGACCATCTCCAATTACGACCTTGGGGTATGGATCCGTGACAACTGTGAATACGACACAGTCCTTTTAGAGTTTTACAAAGAAGGTATACCATCAAGTGGGTGGGTGCATGTCTCTTATGTAGAAAATAATAATCGTAAACGAGCACTGATCTTTGATGGGAAACAATATAAAATTCTTGAATAATACTATAAAATATTAGTGTTATGCCACTTAATAAATTTATTTTCAAACCTGGGATTTTTAGAGAAGGAACTTCATACGATAGTGAGGGAGGTTGGTTTGATTGTAATTTAGTGCGTTTCAACTTTGGTCGACCAGAAAAGATAGGTGGTTGGCGAAAAGAAATTAGTTCAGCTTTTGAAGGAACAGGAAGACATTTACATAACTGGGTTTTATTAAATGGTACTCAAGAACTAGGACTAGGTACTAATGAAAAGTACTACATTATACAAGGTGGAGGGTATAACGATATCACACCTATACGTAGAACCACTGGTGCAGGAGATGTTACTTTTTCAGCTACTAATGGGGACGCCACCATAACTGTAACAGACACAGCACACGGTGCAGTACAGAACGACTTTGTTACTTTTAGCAGTGCTGCAACTTTAGGTGGCAATATCACTGCAGCAGTTTTAAATCAAGAATATCAGATAGCAACCATAGTAAATGCTAATAGTTATACTATTGAGGCTAAAGACACAGGAGGCAGCACTGTAACAGCTAATGCTTCAGACAGTGGTAATGGCGGAAGTTCTACAGTAGGTACATATCAAATAAATGTTGGATTGAATGTTTATTCATCAAGCACAGGTTGGAGTGTAGGTACTTGGGGAGCAGGACCATATGGTTCTACTACTGGTTTAAGTTTTACTAATCAACTCAGGCTTTGGTCAGCAGATAATTTTGGTGAAGACCTGATTATAAATCCTAGGAATGGATCTATATTTTACTGGGATGCTACTGACGGTGTCTCAACAAGAGCAGTCCAGCTTAGTTTAAAAACAGGAGCTAATTTAGTGCCCACAGTAGGACTACAAACTTTAGTTTCTGAAACAGATAGACATGTTATAGTGTTTGGTGCTGACCCACTTAACGATGCAGGTACAGCTAGAACAGGAACAAGTGACCCTATGCTTATAGCATTTAGTGATCAAGAAAATGAATTAGAGTTTGAACCACAAAACACTAATACAGCTGGAAGTCTAAGGTTATCTGAAGGTTCAATTATAGTCGGTGCTGTAAAATCTAGACAAGAAATACTTGTTTGGACGGACACAGCTATATATTCAATGCAGTTTATAGGACCACCTTTTACCTTCGGTTTAAATTTAATTAATAAAAATACAGGTTTAATTGGACCAAATGCTGCGATTACTGCTCCTAATGGAGTTTTTTGGATGGGTTATGACAGCTTTTACGTTTATAACGGTGCTGTACAAAAAGTGCCTTGTCCTGTTCAAAGTTATGTTTTTGAGGATATGAATATAGGTCAATCCTTCCAGTTTTTTGCATTCACAAATAATGAGTTTAACGAAGTAGGTTGGTTTTATTGTTCTGATGGTGAAACAGTTATAGATAGATACATTACGTACAACTATGTTGAGCAAGCATGGTCGTACGGTAATCTTAGTAGAACTGCTTGGTTAGATAGAAATATAGTGAACTACCCAAGAGCAACTGGTAGTAATTATTTATATGAACATGAGTTTGGCTACAATGATGACGGTTCACCTATGACTGGAGTGTTTATTGAGAGTGCAGACTTTGATATAGGAGACGGTGAAAGTTTCAGTTTTATAAATAGGATAGTGCCTGATATGAGATTTTTAAATAATACTTCTGCTGGTAAAGTAAACATAGTTTTAAAAACTAGAGATTTTCCAGGAGACTCACTAACAACTAACAGTACAAGTTCTATAGGAAGCACTTCACAACAGGTTTTTGTACGCTCACGGTCAAGACAGGCTGTACTAAGAATAGAATCAGATGATGATGCCTCAGGTACAGGTAACGATGATACAGGCTGGAGACTAGGAGCAACTAGGATAGACATAAGACCTGATGGTAGAAGATGAGTAAATTACTGCCTACAAGACTACCCATAAGTTATGACACTCCTGTTGACGCTGGAGTATACAACAGATTAATTAGAATATTAGAACTAAACTTAGCTACAGTTGATCCTGATAATACACGTCAAGCAACTACCGCACAAAGAGATCAAGAAAATATACCCAATCCAGGAGCGTTGATATTTAATACTAACACCAATACTCTGCAGTGTTGGGATGGTACACAGTGGCGTGATTGTTTTACATCACAGTTTTATGCCACTGCTTCTGGTTACTCAGTTACAGGGGAACTTGGAAGTGTCACCGTCACGATCTCGTAAGTGCAACTTTTGTGGAATTAAAAAACCTCTTGATGAGTTTGACCTGAGTAAATCGAACAGCCGTCAGTGTAATACATGTAAATCAGAAAGACGTAATGATAGAATTAGTAGTAACCCACTAAACTACATACAAAACTTGTACGTACAACTGAGGTATGTCCGTAAAAAACAAGGTATTCCTTGGGAAATCACACCTCAACAATTATATAAACTTTACGCTGAACAAGAGGGTAAATGTGCTCTTACTGGTCAAGAACTTACTTTTAAAAGAAGTAGCGAGGAAGAGTATGATTTCAACATCTCTATAGACCGTATAGACCCCACTGTAGGCTATTATATAGAAAATATACAACTTATAGCTAAAAGTGTAAACTTTTTAAAACATGATTTACCACAAGAAAAATTTATCAAATTGATAAAATTAATATACAATAATACAAATGGCTAGGAAATTTCCTAAAGTAAAAAAATCCAGAAAGGGTGTACCCAAAGCCTATTTAAAGGGTGCTAAAAATCCTTCTGCACGTGAAAGAGAAATACTGAGAACACGTAAGAAATATCTCTCAGGTAAAATGACCTCAAAAGATTATGAGGCAGTAGAAAAATCGCGAGCGAAGGATGCCAAGAAAAAAGTCAAAAAGCAAGTCAAAAGGAAGCGTACCAGCGTGCGTAAAAAAGTACGCAAAAAGTAGCAAGTTTAGCACTGGTAAGCTAATGAAAGTCTACAAACGTGGACAAGGTGCATATTTTAGTTCTGGCTCTCGTCCAGGACAAAGTTCTCATAGTTGGGCATGCGGTCGAGTACGTAGTTTCGCTACAGGTAAAGGCGGTGCACGGAAAGCAGACAGTGATTTACTTAAAAAAGTAGCTGGTGGTGTTGTAAGACCTTTACGCACTAAATCAAAACACAGAGGTTGTGGAGCTGTACTGCCCGAAAGACGTAAAACAACTAAATATTCTTAACTATGACTATTGATGAACAAATGGAACAAGCTCATAAGTTAGAAGTGAGTGAACATAAAACTTGGTATAATCTAGCAGAAGGCTTTGATAAATGGAGAGTGTTTCCTAGATTATTAATTACGTTATACGGTATAGCGTTTTATAGAACTACTGAATGGTTTATGACGTTACCTGACCCAACGAATGCACAAAGTGCTTTTGTATCAGTTATAGTGGGTGCAGGTGCAGCATGGTTTGGTTTATATGTTGGCAGAAAATAAAAAAGATAATCCTGGATGGTACTGGGATCACATTAATAAACGTTTTTATAGATGGCATGAGTTAAAGTTACTCATGCAAGAAAGAAAATTAAAAGAGAAAAAAGATGATACCAGATAAATTAATAAGTGCAGTAGGCGGTGTAGTAGATAAATTTGTAGTTGATAAAGACTTACAAGCTACACTTAAACATGAGATGGAGATGTCTTTACACAATGCTAACTTAGCACAAATAGAGTTAAACAAAGCAGAAGCTCAACATCCAAGCAAGTTTGTAGCTGGTTGGCGACCTATGGTAGGATGGATATGTGCTATAGCACTAGGCTATCACTTCATTTTAAGTCCTATTTTGGCTACTATCTTGACACTTTCAGGTTATACTATAACTTTACCTGAGTTTGAATTTGCTCAACTCAGCACCATCCTAATGGGCATGCTCGGTTTAGGTGGCTTACGTACATTTGAAAAAATGAAAAGAGTAACGAAAGGTAACTAATGGGTATTAAAAAGTTTTTTAAGAAAAATTTAAGAGATATAGCCACAGTTGTAGGTTTTGCTGTAGGAGGACCTGCAGGTGCTGCGATAGGACAAGGTATAGGTTCAACAGCTGAAGGTAGAGACTTAGGTCAATCACTAACTAGTGCTGCCAAAGTTTATGGTGGCGCAAATATTGCTGCTGGTGCAGGTTTACAAGGAGGCACTTTATCAAATCCTCGTATTGGTTTTGGTGGTGCTCAGGCAGGACAAGGCGATGTAGGTGGATTTTTCAAAGACATCGGTGCTGGAGCTAGAAATATTATAGGTGGTGACGCGACGTTTGCTGATGTATTTGGTAAAGAAGGCACACTTGCAACTTCCTATGGTGATTTAGGTATGTTACAAAAAGCAGGAGTTATAGGAACTGGCTTAGCAGGTTTAGGAGCTTTTGACCCTATGGAAACAGGCAGTGTACAAATGCCAGCATCTTCAAGCGGTTATTTTACTCAAGGATTACGACCTGCTGTATTAAGTGATGTGTACGGAACAGGGGGTATACCTATGGCTAGTACAAGTATGCCAGGAGGGAATATGGATCCTGTATCACAAACATATTTAGAGCTGTTAGCTAGAGGAGGTCAAGAAGATTACGGTGATATCGCTTTCCCCACCTTTCAACAAAGTCAAGTATTAGCCTCTAAAAATGGAGGTATAGCTAGACTCGCTGACGGCGGAGCAATGCCAGAAGTAGATTTACGACAGTCAGGAGGTGATCTAAGTGATCCTATGGGGTCAGGTAATAAGGATACTATTCCAGCACTGCTCGCCGACGGTGAGTTCGTAATGACAAAACAAGCAGTAACAGGTATGGGCAACGGTAATCACGATAAAGGTATAGCTATGCTATACGCTATGATGGACAATAATGAAAAGAAAGCACAACGTATGGGGATAGGTAAAGCATAATGGCTACACAAGAACAGTTTGCAAGAGTAGAGAGTTTACCACCAGCATTTTTACAACAATTTTTTGCTGGTGTTCCAGGAGCTAATATTCCTGGGATTTTACCTCTATTAAATCAAGAGCTCGTTAATAGGTTAATGGGTATGGGTGTTGAAGGTGCTACACCTTACACTTATACTGGTGACCGTATAGCAGGTTTTACTCCTGCAGAGCAACAAGCCTTTAGGCTAGCAGGTGAAAGTTCTGGTTCTTATCTACCTTTTATACGTAGAGCGGAACAGTTAAGTGAACAATCTTTAGGTGATGTACGCAGAAGCACAGATTTAGGTACAGATTACTTACAACAAGCTGGACGTGAAGGAGCAGGTGCTGTTCGTGAAGCAGCAGGAATACTTCGTGGTCTTCCTGGACAATTTAATTTAGCCCAAGATATAGCTTTAGGGGGTATAGGAGCTTTTGACCCAAGAATGGCAGGTGGATTTTATAATCCTTTTGAGGAGCAAGTAGTAGCACAAACTCTTGAAGACTTAAATAAACAGTTTAATCAAGCGTCTATCGCAGATAGAGCAGCACAAGTTAGAAGCGGAGCTTACGGTGGTTCACGTGGTAGATTACGTCAAGAAGATTTAGCTGAAAGTTTCGGTCGAGGTGCCACAGACGCTTTAGCCAATATAAGAAGTAGAGGGTTTAGTCAAGCTCAACAACAGGCACAGAATGCTTTTGAACAACAGCAACGTAGACAACTACAAACTAGCCAACTTTACGGTAACTTAGCAGGTCAGCAAGGTAACGTGGCTGGTGGTTTAGGTAGTTTAGGTACAGGTTTAAGTAATATCCTCGGCGGAGTCGGTAGAGATATTTCTACTAGCGGTTTACGTCTAGGTCAGTTCGGTGCTAACGTAGGTCAACAGATGGCAGGACTAGGACAAGGTATCAGTGGTTTAGTAGGTACAGATATTAATAGACTCTTAGGAGTAGGCGGTATGCAGAGAGGACAGGAACAAGCTGGACTAGACTTAGCTTACCAAAACTTCTTAGGTCAATACAACTTACCTTTACAAACCTTTGGACAAATAGGTCAGATTGCTGCAGGCTTCGCCCCAGCTCTTGGTGGACAAACTATTACACAAAGTTCATCTAGTCAGCCTAGTAATAGCTTGATGCAAGGACTAGGCACAGCGATTGCTGCATATGGGGCAATTTCATAATGGTAATGAACCCAGCTCAGTTAAGAGATCAACAACAAAGTATTGATTTAGCTACTCAGCTAATAGGTCAAAACACACCTATTGAAACCATAATACAACAAACTGGACTACCAAGAAACTTAGTAACTGATTTAGTTAATAGCCAAATAAATATAGACAGACCTACTACACCTATGATATCCCCTCAAGGTATACAAACTTTAGCTTTTGATTCAAAAAGTATGCCTAAACCAGATACAAACTTAGGAACAGATATAGCTGACTATGTTACAGGTGAACTAGGTTTTGACGGTACAGATAACGACGGTAATTTAAGTATACGTCAGATGTTTAACGCATCAAATGCTGCATGGATGTCACAAAATCAAGAGGACACTGAGGGTGCAGAAAAATTATTAGAAGTACAAAAACTTACAGATGAGATGGGCTTTACTGATGATGATTTAAAAAGAGTCTTCGGTCAAGCAGCAAAACAAGTTTATGATTTAGACTACGAACAGTTTATACAAGAGCCTGATAAAAAATTACCGATTATGTTATTCGGTTTAAGTTTAGCAGAAGCAGGAACTAAAGGAGACGATTGGCCAACAGCTTTAAGTCAAGCTACTCTCAAATATTTCTTTAATAAACGTAAAGATGAAAGATCTTATGAAAAAGCCTTAAAAACTGTAGGCTTGAAAAAACAAGAAAAAATTAATGATTTAGTTATGCAGTTTAGTTTATTAGATTATAAAAATAAAGCTGCACTCAACCTAGCCTTACAAAAAAGTCAACTAGAAGCACCTAAAGCATATGATATAAGTAACTCGGGTGATTTTACAGATAAAGAGACAGTATTTTTAGACGAACCAAGTTTTAGTTATTATGCTAAAAAGTTTCCAGGCAATATCCGTGAATCAAAAAACCAAGATAATGAGGCATACTCACTTATAAGTAAAGACGGTGGGTTACTCAACGTTTGGATGGACCAAGATGAAGTCAACGCATTTGACCCTGCGGAAAAAGGCGGAGCTATATTACGTAAAGGTCATAGTGAGGCAAGTAATTTAAAACTATATTCTATAGCTGGTGCTGATGGTGAAGACTTAGGCACTAAGTGGCTTTCACCTGCTCAATATAATTTTAGAGAAGGTCAAGGTGAAAAAATGACTCAAATTACAGGAGCAGGTAAACCACGTTTTGTAATTCGTAAAGACAATAATGAAGGCACATGGGTCACTGACGCAGAGATATTAGCTAACCGTGACGCATATCTTGACGATAGCGGTTTTAACTTTAGCGTAGGAGCAGACGGAAGCATCGATGTGTCTCAAGGCTCTGCTGGTATGGCTCGTGCTGATAAAAGAAGAGGTCAAGTAGCTTATGACGATATACTTGAAACAGTCAACGCCACAGAAACTGCGGTAGATAATTATTTTATTTCATCACAAGCACAAGACAAATTAATAAAAGACTTTTTAGAAGCCAATCCTGGAGCTGAAGATTTACCGTTCAATAATCTTGCAGGAAGAGCAGTTAAATTTGTTGACGGACTTAGAATAAACTTAAAAGCATTTTCTGATTTAGCAACCTCAGACAAAACTAAAGGCGGTTACACATTCTATGGTCCTGACGGTAAGCCAGTAGACTTTGATGTATATAAAAATAATATTGTAAATAGTGATGAATTTAAAGAAGCACTTAACAGCCCTTTAGCTCAATTTTTTAAAGATAACGGTGTAGTAGGTCAGGCACTTGAAGCAACGTTTTTTGATTTAGCTATGCAAGGTGCTGCAAGTTACTCACCCAATAAGGGTGGTGTAGATTTACGTGCTATCAGTGATTACGAAACTAGATTGTTTTTAATAGGACAAGGTGGGCAAGCATCTAGCCTCTCAGCCTTTTTAGAAATACGTAACAATTTTGCTAGAAACCTTATAAACAGAAACAGAAACTTTTTAAGACAACAAATACGTCCTACTAATTTATTAAGAATTACAGATGCTGACGGTAAACAGGATACAACTAAAACCGATGCACTTACTAGTGATGTTGAAAGCATGCTTAAAAAACTTGATGATTACGAAAGTGAGTATCAAGAGTCTTACACTTTCGGTCGTGGTTCACCTGTAGTCACTAGAAAATTTTATGTAGGGGATAAAACTATCGACCCTGATAATCCAAACGTAATTGGTTTTAACGCAGAGATACCTGCAGGTTTAAATGTGCCTGTTTTAAATTATCAGTTTCAAAAAGGTTATTTACTTGATGACTCAACAGAAAAAGAAGGTACTTTTAGAGAAATATTAAACAAGTACACTGCTTTACAACAAAGTAATCCCGCACAATTTACTACTTTAGTAGATAATTTAAACGCAAACCTTTCAGAAGAGGAAATGGTTGCTTTTAGATTATTTTTACTAGAAGCAGAAAGGCAAGGTAAATAATGGCTAAAAGTGACATTATAGATATTGACCAGTTGTTACCAGAGGAAGAGCTTTTATTAACTCAGCCTTTAGATACAACAACCATTACAACTATGGGCACACCAGTAGCGGATAAAATCTATACACAAAAATCTGGTGATTTAGTACCAGCAGACTTTAAAAATTTTTTAGTAGAAAAATTAAATATCTCTCCTAGTATTATAGATTCAGTATTAGGAAAGCCTTACGGATTTAAAGACAGGTTTATAAATCTAAACCCTATTGATGCTCTAAGAGACATAGCTAGGTTTAGTATTCCTGGAAGACAACCTTTAGGCGAAGGTCAACAACCTTTTGGTTTAAATTTACGTGAACTAGTAAGCCCTAATAGTCCTGAAGTACGTAGAGCTAGAGCTGCAGGTATTGATGTTGAAATGGGTGCACCTTTACAAGTAATGAAAGATGCAGAATATTTACCTGCTGACCAACGAGACAGAGGTGTTAGGTTATTATTAAAAGAATACTACCCCGAAGTACCCATACAAGACTTTGATTTAAAAGTAGAACCACGTACTAACCGACTTATTTATAAAGATCCTGAGAGCGGTAATAAACAATATATAAACCCTCCAGGAGTTGATAGAGCAGACGTGCAAGCTATTATGGAGCCAGTAGCTTTAGAATTAGCTACAGGTTTACTTGGTTTAAAAGCTGGTCTTACAGCTGGACCACTTGTAGGTGGCGGAGTAGGAGGAGCAGGAGGTTTAGCCTATACTGCACAACTTACCGATAGCCCATTCTTTCAGGCACTAGGAACTGCAGCAGGAGCCACAGCTGGTGCTCTAAGTGCACCTGTTACGTTTACTGCTTTAGGTGAAGGTATGGGGCATTTTATGTGGAGATACCAAAACTTACGAGGGCTCAAAGACCGTGGCATACTCGATGAAACTTACACTAACGATAAAATATTAGAAACTGCTATAAAAGATGCAGGTATAGTGGGGCTTTTAGGTTTAGGCGGTAATGCTGCTTTTAGAACGCTAGGTCAGTTTGTCACAGCCAACCCTATAAAAATAGGTATTGATGAAGATTCTTTTATTAGAGCTTACGAAAAAGTTCAAGGGATAAAAGAAACAGGCAGTGCTGCTGAAAAGAAAGCACTAGAAAACATAACCACTCCTGAAATATTACAAATGGCTGATGAAACTACTCCAGGAGTTAGAGGAGTACTACAAAAAGAAGCTGAACTTTCCGCTAAAGCTAGACCTGACGTTGAAGTTAGATTAGCAAAACAAGCAGAAGCCAAAGAGCAGGGGTACAACGTTTTGTTTGAGGAAACAGGTATAGACCCTATAATTTTTAGTGTTGATGACTTATCAACGGTTAATGCTAATCTTGGTAATAGAATATTAAACGCTATAGACACTTCAGGTAAAACTACCGATAAAGCTAAAGGTGCACTGTTCACCAAACTAAAAAATTTAGAAGATACAAACAAGCCAGAAAATTTATTTAAAGAATTTTGGCAACCACGTGAAGTTAGTAACTCTCAAGTGTTGTTTGATTATATCCCTGATGAAGCTATATCAGACTTTAAACAACTTATCTATAGAGACTTTATTGATAAAACAGGTAAGAATCCTACAGCTGTTAAAAAGTACTTAGCAGACCATGGTGAAAAACTTAAGATTTGGTACGGTGAAGACTTTGTAAAAGGTTTAAATGGTTACAATAAAATTATAGATGATGTTACAGTATTAGCAGGTGCTGAAGGCTTACCATCCAGCAAGTTTCAACAAATCGTTACAGGTTTAGTTAGAGCATATGTTGGTATCTTTACACGTCCAGGTAGGTTTATCACTGCTGGTGGACAAGTTACTGAAAATATTAGAAAAGGTAGTTTTGAGGACATGATACTCAACCCAGATAGACTTTATGAAAGAATCAAAAGAGGTGAGTTCTTTAAAAATGAAGCTAATCAAACACTAGCTAGAGCTATAGGTAGAGCATATGGACAAGAAGAAGTAGTTGACAGAGCAGAAGTTGATCAACCTACAGCGATACCAGTAGATACACCCGACCTAACAGAAGGCTTAGAAGAAGTAAAACTTAGAAGAGGCGGAATCCCATTAATGGAGTTAAAATACTAGTATGAGTATTTATGATAGATTAATGTCTGACTTAGGACGTATGGATGAACGTGAGTTTACTAAGCCTAGCAGTAATTTACTTAATAGGCTTGCTTCTGAAAGAACACCTATACCACCTCCTGCAGTGTTTCCTACCAATACTACTACTATAAATTTAGGTGGCGGTTTAGGTACTATCCCTATGCCACAGATAAATCTAGAACAAATAAACCAAGCGTTAGCTGGGCTTGATCCCACTGTTTTTGGATTTAGACCCCCAGCCATAACCCCACAAGTTGAGCCTGTTGAAACTAACTTAGAAGATACAGGTGCTAGTCAAGAAGTTATGGAAGACGTAGGTGACAACACTTATGATTTAGGTATACTTGATCCTAGTACAGGTCAAGTTTATGAGGATGAAGAAGATTTACCAGAGGGTGTTGTAGTTGGTGGCGGAGACGGACCAGCAGGTACGGTCATTGAACAGTACACACCACCCCCACCACCATCAATGATATCAGAGGCAGAACAAGCCATAGCTCCTAGTGCAACACCAACACCAACTCCAGTCACTGATGTAGTTACTGGTCAAGAGATACCTTTAAACACTCCACTAGTAAACGTACCACAAGAAAGTTTGACTGGGTTAGGAAGTTACTTCACTACTCCACAAATAAATCAAATAGTAAATCCTGGATACACACCACAAGCCACCACAGATATGGACAAACTTTTACAGTTACAACGTGAAAGTTTTAGAAATTTCTTAGTACAACCTCAACCTCAAACTGAGCCTCAAACAGAAATAAGAAGGGGAGGCGGTGAAGGTGGTTCAGGGATAGTTGGTGAAGCTTATCAACCTTTTGAAGATAGAGGATCACGTAATTTGTTTAATAACCAAGGAATTTATAATTTGCCTACTGGTATACAGTTTCCCACTAATCAAATGTTTGGTGTTCCTAGTCCGCAACTCATAGCACGTGGACCAATGGATAATTATTTTAATTCAGGATTCGGTGATGCTTACGGTGGGTTAGTTTTTCCTGACTTTTCTGGTATCACTAGTTTAGTTCCACAAGAGGAAATAGCTAAACTTTCTATGGGACTACTTTAGCCAATCCTTAAACGTTTCTTCCCCTAATACTAAGTTAGCAATAGATTGTTTTTTACGTAGAGCTTTGACTATCTTTTCGTCAACTGTACGTTCACATACTATATCAATGTAAGTTACTTTATTAGTTTGACCTATGCGGTGTGCACGGTCTTCTGATTGTAAACGTTTTTCAAGGTCATAGTTATTACTATAATAGATAACAGTGTTTGCTGCAGTTAAAGTTATACCATAGCCACCAGTTTGTGTGTTACCAACAAAGAAGCGTAGTTCACTATCTGGGTTTTGAAACTCATCAATTACTCTTTCACGTTCATTTTGTTCTACTCCACCGTAGTAAGCTCCCACCGAATCATACCCATAGTCCTCTCTTAACATATTTACGATGCGTTGGATGTCATATCTGTAATTAGCCCAAATGATTACTTTTCCGTCTGTTTCATCTAAAATAGAGGACAATTCTGAGAGCCTTTGTGAAGGTATTTCGGTAGTAACTCCGTCATCTGTAACTGTGAATCCACACGATATTTGATGTAATCGTATTATTTGAGTTATCACATGATTTATAGTAACACTCTTTTGATTCTTTAAAAAAGTTACAGCAAAACGTTGTAATTCTTTATATGCTTTTGACTGTTCTGTAGTCATTTCTATATTTCTCTTGATATATACTTTCTCTGGTAAATCAAGGCAGTCTTTTTTCAAAACTCTATGACTAAACTTATTAAGAGTTTCATTCAACTCATCCATATTTTTATAACCAGTCACAAATTTATAGGTTCTACCTTGCCCACGTTTTTCTACTAGGTCAGCATAACGTGCACGGAAACTGTAAAAACTACTAAACCCTAAAAGGGCAGGATTTAAAAACATACACTGACTATATAAATCTAATGGGCTTTTAGTAACAGGTGAGCCAGTAAGTATTCTTCTGTAATAAGCGTACTTACCTAGTCGTACACAACTGGCAGTCCTTTTAGCCTCTGGATTTTTAATCGTGGTACTTTCGTCTACTATAAACATAGTTTTATTTTGCTGTATAAACATACTAGCAAACTTAACACCTTTCTTAGTGCTAAATGCTTCTATATTCATAACAAGTATTTTTAAGTTATGGTCAATCTTATATAGTTTATTTAGTTGTTTTTCAAAAGTTTTAGTATGGTTACTTTGCCATTTAACAATATCTACTTGAATAGATTCAGGTAAGTGTGTAGGTATCTCTTTACTGACCCAATTATCGTAAACACCTTTGGGTGCCACTATAAGTGCGTTGTAGATTTTACCTTGTCCATACAGATAGGCTATGTTATCAATAATTACTTTTGATTTACCACAACCCATCTCCATAAAAAGAGCATACTCATCTTTATCATGAGAAGTATTTAATGCCTCTAATTGATGGTCATACGGTTTAGTCTTAAAATTAAACTGTGTCATTAGTCTCGTCTCTTATAGGTAATAATAAATTACTTCAACTAAAAATAAAAGTTTATTGCACGTTTTATGCCAATAGCCTACCAATACGTTTAGCCAATACGTATTTAGCCTTTTAATATCTATAGTTTTGAGCTTTCCTATTGACGCTATTAGCTAATTTAAAACTTTTATTAAAAAAAGTTTTTTTAATTTTTAAAGCCCAATAAAGATATAGGTTTATTTTTTATTAATAAGGGTTTAATATAAGGCTAGTAGTTAAAGTATTATTCATATTTTATTACTCTCCTATTGGCTGGGGCTACTACTTAGGTGGTAGCCACAGTTTTTAGAAACAAGAAACAAGATGACAGTATACGTAGTACAAAAACCAGATAGCAAGAAAAACATTGTTTCGGCTGCAAAGTATGGTGACTTTGAACTTATATTAGATCACAAACCTGATCTAATGTTTAGTCCTGTACCTACCATTGCCAAAATACGTAAGAAGCTACAAAGTTTTAGTGACGACGACTATCTGCTTTTAATTGGTGATCCTGCCGTGATAGGTATTTGTGTACATTATGCTTTACTTAATAATGGAGGTAAGGCTAACTTACTTAAATGGGATAACCGTGAATTCATTTATTATAACTTAGAGGTAAACACACATGTTTGAACCAGAAGATAAACCGATGGGCGACGCTTCCCTAAAAGCGTTATCAGATAAGTCAAATGAACTTCAAGAACTTGATAATAAAATTAAGGAAATAGAAGAAGAGTTAGGCAAACATAAAGCAAAGTACAGAGAACTTAGTGAAGTTGACATACCTAGTATGTTAAGTGAGCTAGGACTATCTGAGATTACTTTAGCTAATGGTAATAAAATTAGTACAACCACTTATTACTCAGCACGTATTAGTGAAGATAAACGTGATGAAGCTTTTCAATGGTTAGGTACTAATGGTTTCGCCGATATTATTAAAAATACAGTTTCTGTAAGTTTTGGTAGAGACGAAGACGACTCTGCGAAAAAGCTCGTGGACAGCCTAGAGGATAATGGCTATACTACTGCCCAAAAGCAGTGGGTAGAGCCTATGACACTCAAGGCTTTTGTACGGGAACAGGTAGAAAAGGGTTCCGACCTGCCCTTAGAAACCTTTAATGTTTATGTAGGTCAAAAAACAAGGATAATTAAAAAATGAACGAGAAAACTGAAATAAGTGAAAAGAAAAATACTGAATTAGCTGTTGCGTCTGCCTTTGCAGAAGATGCTAATAGTGGTTTAGAAAATATAACCTCCGAGGATCTTACCATACCTCGTATAAAAATACTTCAAGCGTTAAGCCCAGAAGTAAATAAACGAGATGGTAAATACGTGGACGGTGCTTCTGCTGGTGATGCCATAAATACGGTGACCAGTAAACTATATAACGAGGATAACGAGCTGGTAGTTTTACCTGTTAGTTATAAGCGTTTATTTTTAGAGTGGCAACCACGTGAAAGTGGCGGTGGTTTAGTTGCTCAACATGAAGACCAAGCGATACTTAGTAAAACTACTAAGAATCAAATAGGTCAAGATATGTTGGAAAATGGTAACTATATTCAAACCTCTGCTAATCACTTTGTTCTAGTAGTAAATAGCGACGGTAGTTATGACCAAGCTATGATTCCTATGGCTGGTACACAGCTTAAGAAGTCTAGAACTTGGAACTCAGTGATGGCTAGTATCAAACTAAGGTCAGGTGACAAGGTATTTACCCCACCTAGCTTTAGCCATAAGTATAGCATGAAGACTGTACAAGAGTCTAATGACCGTGGTACATGGTTTGGTTGGAATATAACTAACCTTGGACCATTGAGTGAAGATGAGATGTTCTACTATGAGGCTGCAAAAGACTTTGCTACCACTGTAGGTGACATAAATCTTTCTACTACTAGTGGCGGTGGTGATTCTTCATCAGAAGATACACCGTTTTAATTCTTGGGGGCTTTATGCCCCCTTCTTTTATAGGAGGTCATATTGGAACTTGCCAAACAGTTTAGCGAAATTTTTGAAGGCTCTAAACGTGCACATGGCATCTTTGATATAAACGAACATAATAACGGTCAAAAACAACAAGGTGTAGCTAAAACTATAAAAACTGTAGGAGCTACATTACAAAACTGGGAAGCCCATCTTGAGGGTAAAACAGGTATAGGTATCATACCTATCAATGAAGATAATTTAGTTAAATGGGGAGTTATAGATATTGATACATACTCTCTTGATATTCCTGCCTTAGTTAAGAAAATAGAGAGTTTTAAACTACCCCTCATAGTTTGTAGAAGTAAAAGTGGAGGAGCTCATGTCTTTTGTTTCACCACTGATTGGATAAAAGCTGGTGATATGCAAGATAAGTTAAGAGAGCTCGCAGCAGGATTAGGCTATGGTGGTGTAGAAATATTTCCTAAACAGCGTGAAGTATTAGTTGACCGTGGTGATATAGGTAGTTGGTTAAATATGCCTTATTTTGAGGGCGATACATCTGTACGTTATGCGTTTAACCCTAAAGGT